ACTGCGCGGCAGTGGTGCCGGATGCTAGGACTGTTGCTTGTGCCATGATAAATGCCTCTGGGTTGATTGATTATATAACAGTACCGGCAATATCGGTACAGCCAGTTGAATAGGTGCCGGTCATCGCCGCAGGAAATGCGACTGCGTGGACGGCATGAGTGGCCGACAGTTTCACGGCGTCGGAAGTGGTGCCGGATGCGGCGATGGTGGCGACGGATTGCGATGACATTGTATTGCTCCTTAGAGTGGGGTGCCGCAAATGTCCGTAGTGCCTGACGGGAATGTTCCCGGAATGTCGGCTGAGTTTGTGATTATGTGGATACTTGCTTTTTTACCTGCATCACCCGCAGCAATTGCGCTTCCATGAGTAGAAAATGCAAACGGCCAAAGATCGGCAGACGATGGCAAAGCATTGCTGGACAACGCGACCTCCGCTCCAGCAATCCACACTCTCAGTGTGCCAGCCTCGATGCGAGGGACAATATCAACGACGCCAGTTGCAGAAGAGACTGAGTACACACTGACATTGTTAATAAATACGGAGTGCGTGAATCCACCTGCCGCCTCAGCTTTTACCCTAAATGCACATGCTGGCGCTCCACCAGCAGCAACGTATAAGCCTACCTGATTAATTATGGTAGAACTTCCTCCACCAGTAAGCCCTGATACGTTGTACCTTATCAAAAAGGACTTTGCGCCAGTGGAAAAGTCAATAATTGCTGGGGATGCACCAAGGCCAGATATAGACATTCCCGGTGATCGCCCACTGCCTGCCGCGTAGGAAAATTCACCTTTCTGCTCTGACTCTGTGATGGTGTCGTAAAGCCCATCAAGGCCAAGTGAGAGCACCTCTGCGCTACTTGCATTAAGCGGATAGGCGCAATGCGTAGGGTTTGGCTGGCTAGTCCAGATAATCATACAAGATCGCCAGAAATGTCGAATACGTTTGATGCAGCGCATTTCCAGTCAACCCTTCCGTATTGAACGGTCACATCAGTGCCAATGCCGTTAATGATAACAGATGACGATGCCGCCAAGATAGACAGTGTGCCAGCGCCAGTAAAGAAGAATGAACCTTGGTCGTTAGCCGAAAACACGCCAGCGGGGAAGGTAACGCTAACAGCAGTAGCGCCGCTGGTGAACCTGATATGTTTGTTACGGTCGGCAATTGTCATTGCCCTGCTTGCCGTTGCCTCCGTCACTATACGGCTGATGGCTTCCTCTGCCAGAATCAGGTTCCCGTCAGCGATGCCAGTGTCGCAGCTTTGCGCGTTTCCGATAGGGTAAAACCGATAGGTCGCCGTGTCTGTGCCGCTGGTGGCTGTAATCTTGTACCGGCCTGCGCCGACATAGAAGCGAGCCAGCCCGTCAATGCCAGCCGTAAACGGGTTACCCAATGCTGCCCCGCCAGCAGTACTGTACAGGATAGCCAACGAGCCAGTCGCTTCATCGCGGACTTCAATCGAGGCAGACGGCAGCACGTCCCCCGCATCGTTTTGTACAAACTGCTGCCAAGCTGAATATGCCATTATGCCTCCGCGCCGCGAACGTCGCCTTTGTTAATCCATGTTATCAGACCAGCGCCTGAAATTACAGCATTGCCGGAAATGCCACCAGAAGTAACAATGGGAGATAGTGAGATTGATGTCTCATTGATAACAGGCCTGCTTTGTGTTGGCGCAGACGCATTCCCGCCAAGAACGCCACCAGCTCCGCCTTTTGCCCTAATCTGTGTCCCTGCCAATGTTGTGGTGCCAACCGTCCCAAGCCCACCGGTTGTAAGTGACCCAGCGGATGGCGTAGTGTTTATCCCATACGTTGCAGTAACAGACCCACCGCCACCATCGTTATCATATGGGTTTGCTGATGCAGAAAGCACTGGGCGCGAAAACATCCCTGCACCAGACCCTCCAGGCTGCATAGAGAACAGCCAGCCCTTTCCGAAAAAGCTATTATTGCGCCATGCGTTAGTTACAGATGGAAACCCGCCAGCGCCGCCACCACTTATCACGCCGAGATTGTTCCAAGATATAGGATACTGTATACGCAGTGCATGGCCGCCATCAGATGCGAGCGCTAGCGCCGTTACAGCATTGGCTGACGTGACAGCACTTGCACCACCGCATACGCTTGCAAATCCAGACTCACCAACAACGTATGATCCAGCCTCTTGGGTTATCTCTAGTATCACACCACTAGGCCAAGTACCAGTATCAAAGGCAACAGAGCAAGGAACCTCTTTCACATCAGACATAAGCACGTAATTTGTTGCGCCGACCAGATAACTTGATCCTCTTGCTCGATCAATAGCTACTGACAAACCACTACGCATCAGAGGAGCAATAGCACGACTGTAAACATAAGCCGGAGCCTCATTATTTACGCTTGATACCTCTCCAGTAAACGTTTCCGCACCTTCATAGCCTCGACCACCAATAACCACGCCATTCCTAATCAACACGCGGATAGTCTCGCCACCAACCGGCGCAGAATACAGCGAGTCATGCAGTGTCCGAAGGTTGACGTTAGTCAGGTTGCCGCTAATAACGATTGGACGGTCGTTAGGATTAACCGGAGCTTCAAACGCGAACTCTTGGCCGGAGTACTTCTGCATCGTTCCGACCATAGCCTCTTGCGCGCTGAATATCTGGATATTTACCGGCAGCAGGTTGCCGTAAACGTCTACGTTATGACGGCTCGCAATCTGCACGAAGTCACCGAGCCATATGTCGGAATCCTTTGTGCCCAACATGAACGAGCATTCACGGGGAACGGTTGAGTATCTGGCCAGCAGCTTCTCGCCAAGGTCGATGGCAGCAGCGCCATTCGCGCTAGTAATCCAGCGGCAGAAAACCGTCTTGATGCTAGATTGCCGGTTGCGCTCGTCACTCTCTGCGTCTAGGTCGCCGATGATCTCGACCGCTTCATAATTCGTGGCATCATCAATGCCTAGAGTCGGATTACGCTGCCCGTAGTAGACCCATACCTGCGTAATCAGTTGCTCTGTCTTGTCGTCAAGTGATACCGAGTCCTCTACCAGATCACGGTTTTCATTAAGCTGGTAAACGTCATCGCCATCAGCAGGGCGAACGGCACGAATCTTAACCTTGCTGACACGCTCATCCCAGTACGGATAAAAATACATCTGTTCGGTCATCTCGCTAATCAGCGTCGTGACGCCGGTCGGCTTTGTGATGATGGCAGTGTACAGGCGCGGCATGAAGTCAGTCTGCTCTGTCGACCATTGCGCAGTATCTAGATATGACGCATCAATGCGCCCGTATGTCGTGCACAGGTCTTCCAGAATGTCAGCCGGCGCTTGCCCGTTGTAATACAGGCATAGCTGTACCTTCGCGCCGGCATTGTGCGCGACGTTCTCCGTCCCGAACTGGCCACGCGAGATTGGCGTCATGGTGTCGCCAGTGCGGGTGAATTGAATCACCTCATTGCCAATGCAGACATATCCGCTGGCAGGGTATTCAGCATCACCGATGCCGGCAGGGTCCAGATATAGATTCGTTGCGCTGGTCGACAAGTTGGACGCCAGATAACCGCCAGATGCAGCCGGAGCCTGTGCCTTTGTATCCTGAAGCATGGCGAGCGCGTCTTGGCCTGTAATCGAGACAGTGCCGTTCGCATCAGGGCCACTGAATGACGTGATGAAATAGGCACGCTCAATGATAGACGCAGGGTCAATCGCGCCGTTCACGATGAAGCCAGTGTAATAGCGTATTGGCCGATTCAAATAGTACGGATTGCGCGCGCGCCACTTTGCCCAGAATGTCGACTGGTTAACCGGTATGTATGTGCGGTCTGTCATGTACGGGTCAACGAATCTGTCAGTATGAGCATGGTCTTGGAAGGTGGCCGTGATCTGCGAACGGACGCCAAGCGCGCCAGATGAACGGTTGATGCCGCCCGGATTGATACGGGCAGGCGATACCGAAACGCCAAGCAACGACGGCAGGTAATACGCATCACGCGGAATGAATGCCATGCTCTTGCACAGACGAAGTGTCAGCGGCGTGCCTAGCGCATAGTTGGCAGGGTCTTGGCATGACTTGCGAGTGTTAAAGCACTTGTCGCCGCCAGTCGCTACGGACGCAGTGCATGGTGCAGTTCCATATGTACGGCTGCACAGGTCTTGGTCAATCTCGATCCACTCGAACGGCTCACGGCTCATCTGTCAGCCCTTCTACGCTAAGTGATACCTGCATCAAGTCCTTGATGCCCATATTAGTCGGGCCAATGTCGCTCATGGTCCAGCAATAGCCGACCTCATCAGGGAACGTCTCAGGACGCCATGCGATAAAGAATGGATACCGGCGAGCGTACTTCACGAACGGGTCAAAATACTGGCGATACCATCCGGCTGTCAGATTCTTCCATTCAAAGGTTGTTGCATTGCCTTGACGCACAATCGATCGCCCGAGAAACTGGCCGGCCTCTGTTTTGACAGGAACGATAGTCGTCTTGCGATTCAGGCTGATAGGCGCATGGCCGCCATAGATCGCGCGCTGCATGGCCAGAGCAAGACCAACGAATATGACGCCAATGACCGGAGCCGCTAGACCGTCAACAGTGAACCGCCAGTATCTTGCCGTGACAGTGGAAAACAGCAGCATGATAGGCGAGCCGTCGCCCGGTGCCATCTCGTTTAGTGTCGTCCATGTCGTGCCGTCGATGCTGTAGTCGATAGTCAGCGTGCAGCGGTCAATGTGGAACGTATGCGCAGCGATGCCGATATAATCAACATCGGTTGTCTCGCCATAGTCGATAGACCATGTGGCCGGCAAGCTGGCAGGCTTCCAGCCTTCATAGGTAAACGGATTGACAGCCGCATCAGCAGGAAAGCCGGCAGCCTCGCTGGATGCCGTGACGTTATCCTCTGTGGCGATTGTGTTGTAACCGATGCGTGCATGTGTAAGCGGGAACGGAGGCAGGTTGCCATTGCCGCCAGACGTTGCCGGCGTCTGTGCGACCATGTGCGATGCGAAAATAATACCCATATCAACTCATCCTCAACATGATGCCGCGCTGTGATGTTAGCTGATTTAGTTTATCAACAAACCGTATCATTTGCTCGTCGCCAATCCCAAACCCGCTATTCATAAGCGAGATATTAACAAGCTGCGACGGGCTAGACCCGCCACCACCGCCGCCACCGACCGGAGTATTAGCAGCATTGATAGCCGCTGTGTTGCTGCTGGTTGATGCGGCAGCACTGCCACCGCCGCCGAAGGACTGCTTGCGGATATTCGCAACCTGAGCAAAGCCGGACACGCCAATAGCAGCAGCCGCAACCGGGCCGGCAATCGGGCCTAGCTCTGCCAGTGCCTTTGTCATAGCCTGATATGTGTTAATCAGCGACGTTCCTATTGCAGCAGCCTTGCCTACTTCGAACATCTTGCGGCTTTCGGTATTCATCAGTGCAGACAGCCCGCTGAATGCCGATGCAAGAATTGCTTTCTTGGCGTCCGCTTCCTGCTGTGCCTGCTGCTTGCGCTGCTCTGATGCTGCGCGGTCAATCTCAGTTAGCTCGCCTTCATGGGACAGCATGTTTTCCAGTTCACGCCGCTGGAATTCCTCATCTGAAATAAGACCAGCCTCGCGAGCCGCTGCGATGATCTCATTCTCACGGGCGAACTTGTCTATCAGCTTTTGCTCAACCGTCTTGTTCTGCTCGTCAATGCGTGCAAGCTCGTCCATCAGCTTTTGATTTTCGATTGCTTCCTTGTTGGCAGCGATCTCGCTTTCCTTCCAAAGCTCTGCCTGAATCTCAGCCTCTAGCGCGGCTTGTTTCTCAGCAAGCTTCTTCTTTTCCTTGTCAGCCGCCTCATTGTCAGCCATCGGGCCGGCAGTCGCGCCACCTTGCGCAGCCTCACGGGCAGCAATCGTTGCCGCTGCCGCTTCCTCACTGGCCTTCTTTGCCTGCTCTGCATATTGCAGGAACACGTCACCGGCAAGAGGCTCCTCGAACTGCCTGCGCATGTTTGCAGCAGCCTCAGCCATCACTCCCTGCGATGACTTAACCTTAGCCTCAAGCGCCGTGATGTTAGCCGTCAGATCAATGCCAGGTATCATGTCCAGCGCCGTGACAATCCCAAGAGCGACCTTGGCAAACGTCTCCTCTACCAGCGCGAATCCGTAGACAAGCGAGTCAGAAACAGCGATGCCGATACGCTTGATGCCGTCAATGGCATTGGCCAAGAATGCGACAGCCTTGATTGTGGCTTGTACCGATTCCTGCACGACAGAGCCAAACCCGCCGCCTTCCTTGCCGGCCTCCATGAATGACTTGCTGATTGCATCCAGCAGAGGCGCGAACTCTACCGCAAGCTGATTCGATATGCCGTCAATTACCATCCCTGCACGATTGAACGAATCCATCGCATTGGCGACCTGCGCGGCATCAATGTCTGACATTGCCAGACCCATAGCCTCAAGGTCAGACGTTGCTTGACGGATACCGTCGCCACCTTGCGCGAGTGCAGCGGCCATATCTGGGCCGATCTTAGCGCCGAAAATATCAGAGGCAGCGGATGCGCGGTCAGCAGAATTGCCAAACCCTTGAAGCGCGTCACCGATGGCCGCGAAACGCTGATCCGCATCCATTGCGGAAAGCTCAGAGACAGACAGCCCGAGACGGTCAAACGCTGCTTGTGCTGTCTTGTTGCCGGCCTGCGCGTCACCGATGGCGACGTTCAGTTTCTTGATTGCGGCCTGCGTCTGGTCGCTGCTCATCCCTGCTTCGCCCATTGCAAGCTGCAAAGCCTGCAATGACTTGGCTGATGTGCCAGACTTCTCGGCCATCTCGTCAAGCATGTCGACAGCGGCAAAGCCCTTCGTGACCAGTGCAGCAGCGATTGCCGCGCCAGCCTTGATAGCCTCCGCCGCCAGCATACCGACAGCAGTACCGGTAGCCTGTGCGCTTACAGAGAATCCCTTGAGCGACTTGTCAGCGTCAGACAGGCCTTTGGTCAGGCCAGACGTGTCGGCTCCTACTCTTACAGCAATATCACCGACAGTCGTAGCCATTATCCAAGCGCCTCATATAGATCAGCCCATTTATCGACTTTAGGCTTATCAAGCCCTGCTTCCCTTCGCTTTTCCTCTGCAATCCACCAAAATTCCGACGGATGCGAACGCCAAAAATCAGCCGGTGACAGTTTCCATCCTACTGTCCAGACTTGATAGGCCGCTTTGCAGGAGCCTTCGTCGCCGGCGTCCCCGGCTTGTGCTCCCCCGATGGCGGGTCATCCTTGGCAAAGCCTTCCGGTTGAATAGCAAGGTTCAGAATCTCGAACAGCGAGAACGCATGAACGTACAGCGATTCTGGCGTGCTGCCCATCGTAATGTCATACGGGAAAACGCGCTTGGCTCCGGCATACGTCAACGCAGCGGCATACGCTTCTGCAATTTTCGTCTCTGGAATGTCGCGCTCATGCAGCTTTACTACCAGCTTATTACGGCTGATGACGTTCTCAATTGTACCGATCAGACCCCAAACGCGCTCGGGGGGAACTTCGAAGTCCTCCCCCTTGTACGTCAGTGTCACCGGCTTAAACGGCAAGCTGCTCATATGCTACTCACGGTGTGTAAGTGAATGCACCAGACGACTGAAGCGATGCGGTAAACGTAACCGCTTCATTGTACGGGCCGGTGTTCTCAAACGAATTGAGGAAGAAGTTTCCAGCAATGATGCCGCCGTCTGAATACTCAACCGTAACGTTAGTCAGCATCAGGCCAGTGCCACCGGCAGCGGCCAGCGTCAACAGAGTGGCATCCTTGGACACTCCTTCCACAGACAGATCAATCGACATGGTGCCGGCCTCTGTCAACAGAGTGCGGTAGCCAAGGTCGTCATCGCTGGTAATATCAATCGGCTCGTTATTGATGGCCACGCCTTTGCTACGGACGCCAGCGATAACGGTTGAACCTCTTTTAATCAGGAGGCTGCGCCCCTTGCTTGCTGCCATGTCATTGTTCCTCTATGGTTATACGAAACGTCTGAACGCCGTGCCGGGTCAGCCCGTCAGTGTCCATAAACGACTCCGATTGGAGCCAGTCAACCCCTACCAGATGATAACCTGATATGGATAAGTTTGCACGATGCAAGATGCCATAGATCAGCCCCTGAATCTGCTTGGTTTCTTTGCGGCCACGATAGCGCGACCAGGTATGAATAGTGATTGTCAGATCAGCGCCAAGCTCTGTATCCGTGTCCCACTCAATAGCGGTATCCTCGCCAATCGTGACGTATGGGAACGCGCTGCCAGAGCCTGAATCTGCCGCCTGCGGGACAGCATCATAGACGCCGACAACGGCAGCAGACAGCGCACTGTTAGCCTTGAGTGCGTCATATACGGAATCTTGTACTGCTGACTCATATGCCATCATTCACCCGGTATCTTGGCGGCTTTCTTCTGCTTGCGAGCCAATGCCCGCTCCCACTTCTTGCCGAACTCATCACGCAATATTGCCGGCATCTCTGTTTTAACTGCCTCGACTGCCGGCCTAATAAACGGACGCTCTGGCATCGCTGTCTTGCCGCTTGTGCCGTACTCAACAAACCTCCAATAGAAGGCATCAAACTTAGCGCCAGACTTTGAACCCGCCCATACCTCAAACGTCGGCGTATCTGGATGCGACTTGCGAGCGCGTAGCTTTAGCGACTGTTTCAGGTTGCCAGTATCGACCGGCGCATTGTCTGCCGCGTCCTTCCTGATCTTGCTGGCAATGCTGCGGATAGTGGCGCGCATGATGTTGCGCCCTTCCCGAACGCCTACATCTTTCAATTGCTCCCTGATTTCTTCAAGGCCATCAATCTTGACGTATGCGTTAGCCATTACTGCGCCACCCCGCGCTCTGCATCAAGCTCAAGATACATCTTGCGTCCGCCATCCTGCGATATAGCTCGGACGTTATATTGCACGCTATTCCATAGGATGCGGTCTGACTCACGTATGTCATTGCGCCAGCGGATGACGAATGTATAACTTCCCTCTGCATTGAGCCTGTCGCTGTATTCACGTTCGCGGCCAGACCTTGCGATAGCCTTCGCCCAAACCGTAGCCACATCGGCAAGCGATACCGTAGACCCGCCCATGCCATCATCAGCGAGAGTCTCGCGACGGATGGTAATGCGCTGGTCAAGCTCGCCGGGCATCCACTTCATTTGATTACCACCGCTTTGCGAATCCAGTAATCCAATTTATCGCCATCCGGCTCGCGACAAGTCAGGAATGTCATTGTCTGAATTCCGAGAATGTAATACTTGAACCACCATCTAAATCTTATAGATACAGTGATGCTTACTGACTTTCTCATACGCCAAGCCCTACGCGGTAGGAGTGCATCAGCCGGTCTGCTGCTGGATTGCTGTACAGTTGCTGCCACTGCTGCGATGCGCGGTTTTCATAGAAGTCAGTAATCAGTAACTTCATCGCGAGAATGATTGACTCAGGCACATATTCTGGCGCGGACTGGTTGGCATTTGCGCCTGCTGTGTAATAGACCTTGACGCGAGTCGCGCCGGTTGGCCAGTCGACGCCGTAGTCAACGATGTTCAGTTCATCATCAAACGTCAGGCTTGACCCTGTGATAGTGCCGACAGTGCCGTCTGCATCAAGGTACTCGATTGACTGCACAGACTTCGCGCCGGGGTCGGTCAACTGAATGCCGCCATCAGGGAATGAGTCAAATGCTTCGATAAACGTCGCCTCAGCCCATGCGCGCCCACAATACCGCTCGCAAGCATCACGGGCAGCAGATACCATTGCGGCAATCAGAGTGTCATCTGTGCTAACATCGACACGCAAATGCAGCTTTGCGTCTGTCGTGCTGATTGGCTCGGCTGCTGGCTCTGTGAGGCGGATTAAACGGTACATATGACACCCTCAATTACTGCCATTATTGCCTTTTCGGAGCAAATTGTATACAGCAGAAACGCTGCCTACCCATGATCTGAGCACCGCGCCATTAGCATCCAGCCGCCCGAAGTCTGCCTTGTGCCCCATGCCGATTCCACCACGGCCTGGCAATCCCTTGATGCCTACTGTCAGGTGCGGTCCGATATAGACCCGTTTCTGCCCAATGAATCCGCGCCATAGGCTCATATCAATGAACTGCACACCGG